ATAAGTCATGATTAGTGATGATCAGGTCATCGTTGATACACCAACGGCTGAAATCGTCTCAGATCGGCTGGAATCGGTTTTTTTGCCGGTAACAGCTCCACGAATCCACTCACCGCTCAATGATTTGCCTTCACGCGGCTTTGAATTGATTGATTTTGCTGAGCAGATCATCCCGGGCGGCTTTATGCCGTGGCAAAAATGGCTGGCCGAGCACTCGCTCAAGGTAAAGCCAGATGGCCGATACCATCACCCGGTTACAGTCGCATCCGTAGCCCGGCAAAATGGCAAGAGCACTTACATGATGGCCAGAATCATGATGGGTCTTTTCCATTGGGATGAATCATTGCAAGTTTCCACAGCTCACAGATTGGTCACATCGCTTGAGCAATTTCGAGCCATTGTGCAGATCATTGAGGAAAATGCAGATTTGGCCAATCAGGTAAAGCGCATCCGTTGGCAACATGGAGCCGAGGAAATCCAAACACTTAAAGGCAATCGATTTATCATCAAAGCTGGTGGATCGGCAGCTCGTGGATTGTCAAAGCCGGAAACTATTCACATGGATGAAATCCGAGAATTGCACGACATGGAAACTTTTGCAGCTATGCGGTACACATTGATGGCCGCCAAAAATCCACAGGTCAATTGTTTTTCCTCAGCTGGTGATTCGCATTCAATGGTACTTAATCAATTACGCGAGCGCGGTTTGGCCGCAGCTAGTGGCGCAGCCGATGATGTGGGCTATTTTGAGTGGTCTGCACCAACCGATGAGATTTCATTGGAAAATGCAGCTTTCGCCAATCCCGGCCTCAACATAACAATCCACCCAGACAACATCCGGGCCGTTTTCAATGATCCTCCCGATGTTGTAATGACCGAGGTATTGAACAGATGGGTTCAGACAATTTCCAGCGTGGTAGGAGCCAAAGAGTGGCAAGAGTGTGGCGATGAAACCATCGATTTGGATGAGGACAAGCTCACATGGATGGCGATCGATATTTCACCGGACAGAAAACACGCCGCGTTGCTCGGTGCTCAAAAGCTTGGGTCGGAATCATTTGTCGTGAAGCTGTTGCACACATGGGAAAACACCATCCAGCTTGATGATCGGGCAATTGCCAATGATGCAGCCTCTTATTGCCGAAAGTACCCGATCGAGTATTTGCTTTACTCAAGGCGCACAAGCGGTGCGGTTGCAGCGCGTATGCAGCCGGCCGGTATTCCAATCCACGACATGGATGCGGATTATCCTCAAGCGTGCGATGAATTATTGGGTGCAATCAATTCTGGGCGTTTGAAACATCGGAATCAATCAAAGCTGACTGAGCAAATTCTTTCAGCTGTGCAATTAAGGCGCGGTGATGGTGGTTGGGTTATCGGAAGGCGTGCCAGCGGTACAGCTGTTTGTGCAGCCGTAGCAGCCGCTTTGGTTACACACTTTGCGACACGCCCAGAAACCGAAATCGACATTTTAGTGGGTTGATGCTTGACATTTTGAGAAAATGGGGCATGGGATTATTTGATCGAAAGCGCACCATTGAAACTGTCGCGATTCAGCGCGGTGCTGATGTGGCTGCACAAATTGGGCCAGCTCCAACGCTGGATGCATTTTTCCCATTTGGTGGAGCTGATTATCTTGCAACCCGTGAGGAAGCAATGAGTGTGCCGGCAATTGCTCGCGCACGAAACATGATTTGTAATTCAATTGCCACAATTCCGCTTATTACACGCGACAAAACAACCGGTCAAATTATTGATCAACCTGTTGTAATTTCCGATCCGGATAAACGAGTACCCGGAGCGGTTTCATGGTGTTGGGCAGCTGAGGATTTGTTATTTACCGGATTTTCATATTTTCAAATAATTGATTTGTTTGCAGACACCGGCCGTGTGCGCCAAATGTGGCGCGTTGCTCCAAATCGTGTTGGCGTTTTCTTAAACTCAATTGGCACTCAAATTGAGTATTACACAGTCGATGGATCGCGTGTGCCAATGACTGGTGTTGGATCACTCGTGGTCTTTTACGGCAACGATGAAGGTTTATTGAATCGCGCTGGTCGTACAATCCGTGCTGGTGCAGAGCTTGAGCGAGCAGCTGCAATGTACGCAAAAGAACCTGTGCCATCGATGGTTTTAAAATCAAATGGGACAGCATTGCCAGCTGATCGCATTGCAAAACTTTTGGATGCATGGGGCGCAGCTCGTAGAAACCGCGGCACAGCGTTTCTCAATGCTGATGTTGAATTGACAACAGTTGGATTTTCTCCAGAGCAAATCGGCTTAAATGCTGCACGCGAAATCATTGCAACCGAATTAGCACGAGCCGTGGGAATTCCGGCCTACTTTATTGATGCGCCGACTGGATCATCCATGACCTATGCAAACGCCCAAACGGCGCGTCAAACTCTTTTGGATTTCTCATTGCTGCCGCTGATGAATTCAATTTCATCAAGGCTTTCAATGCCGGATTTCACCCCATCGACACAGCGCGTGGAATTTGATTTGAAGGCTTATTTGCGCGGATCAGAAAAAGAGCGTGCAGAGATTTACAAGATTTTATTTGACATCGGGGCGATCACCACCGATGAAATCAGACAAATGGAGGACATGATCTCATGAAGCTAACAACACCAATGCAAATCACGGCAGCTGATTCTGACTCACGCACAATTACCGGCAGAATTGTTGCATTTAATGAGCACGCAAATGCATCAACCGGCAAAGTTGTTTTTGCTCGTGGATCAATCCAGCCAAATGATGTTTTCTTAAACCTTGAGCACGACAACACACGCAGAATTGGCAAAAGCATTGCCATGAGTGTGAACGACAAGGAAATGACAGCGACTTTCAAAATTGCTAACACCACGGCTGGAACCGATGCGCTTACAGAAGCAATGGAAGGTTTACGCGATGGATTCTCAATTGAGTTGGCCGTAGACAATTATGAAATGCAAAAGGATGGCACCATGAAGGTGCTCAATGGGCAGCTCACAGCTGTCGCTTTGGTTACTGAACCAGCCGTGCGATCTGCACGCGTTTCCGAAGTAGCCGCATCAGAGGATTCTGAAACTGAAACAGTTACAGAGACAACAAACCCAAATGAAGGAGACAAGATGGAAAACACTACCGAACCAGTAGCTCCTGCCGTTGAACCGGTAGCAGCTCCAGAAGTCGAACCAGTACAGGCATCACGCCCAGCCTATTACACAGCACCACGATCACCGATCGTAAATAAGGTTTCATACCTTGAGCATTACCTCAAGGCAACAATTTTGCATGATGAGGATTCACGCCAGTATGTAAAGGCTGCCGATAACACAACATCAACAGCACCCGGCATGATTCCAACACCACAAAGCACAAATGTAATCAATGCGCTTGCAAATGCTGATCGTGGCATGATCGATGCATTGAGCCGTGAAACTTTGGTTGGCGAAGGCATGACTTTTGAAATTCCAAAGGTCACAGCCGTGCCAACTGTGGCAAATGTTGCAGAAAATACAGCTGTCACAGATTCATCACTTTCAGCAACATTTTTGAGCGTACCTGTTCAATCTTTTAAAGGCCGCGCTATCTCAACAGTAGAATTGATCGACCGCAGCCGTCCGGAATATCTGACAGCTTTGCTCCAGAATCTTGAATTTGCGTATGCAAAAGTCACAGATGAATTTGCAACAGGAACAATTGTTGGAGCAGGTCAATCAACAGGTGTCAATGCAAACACAGCAACTGGATTCCTTGCATACACATCACAAGCAGCGGCAGCTGTTTATGGATCATCACTTGGCTTTGCGCGTAACATCGTGGTTTCACCCGGACAATGGGCAAATATCATGGGTTACAACGACAACGGCACACCTCTTTACAATGCGGCACAACCTAGCAATCAGGCTGGAAATGTTCGCGGTGACAGCTTGCGCGGTGTAGTTTCACCGGGCCTCAATCTGTTTGTTTCTCGCTCAATCGGTAACGCTGGAGCGACAACATCAACAGGTGACAATTCAATGGTTGTCATCAATCCAGATGCATGGACATGGTATGAGTCACCACGCTTTACATTGCGCACCAATGTAAATAGCGATGGAACAATCGATATCCTTTACTACGGATACGCAGCAATTGCGCCAAAGATTCCATTTGGTGCTTGCTGGAACCAGAACTAACACTCACTATCGGTAGCGGTCGCTCCCGAACGCTACTGACACGAAAGGAACCGAGATGCCAGCAATTGTCACAGCCTCACAGCTAAGGTCTATTCTTGGTGTCTCGGTTTCTTTGTATTCGGATGCGCAGCTTGATCAGATTATTGATTCCGCTGAGCAAACGATTTTGCCTTTACTTACGCAATACCAATCATCGGTGACTTTTGCCAATGTGAGTGATTCCGTCATTTATTTCACCACAATGCGCCCAAACTATTTTGTGCCGGGTCAATCTGTTGTTGTAACCGGGGCCGGAGCCTACAACGCGACCTATACAGTCACCGATGATCGGATTGAGCCATACACATTTACAGCGGCAACAGCGGCGGCTGATCGAACATACCCATTGCCGTTTATTCCGGCGGCATTTGCGACCTTATCCGGTGGGTCAGCCGCACAGCTTTACGCAAATACACCACCAGTCGAAAACGCAATTTTGGTTGTCTCGGTTGAGATTTTTCAGAGCATCACAGCTCCCGGCAATCAAATCATGTCAGACAATTTTCAGCCATCACCATTTGTGCTTGGCCGCAGCTTAACAAATAGAGTGATCGGCTTACTTGGGCCTTTTATCGATGTTGAAACGATGTGCCAATGAGCATCGAATCAGCAATTCGCACACCATTGAAAACAGCACTTTCAGGCATCGCTGCCAATGTGTATAACGGCATCCCAGAAACAATGACAAGCCCATCGATTTGTTTGGTGCCGGATGCGCCATATTTGGAAAGCGTTTTGATTGCAAAGGCTCAAACACGGGTCAAAGTCAATCTCACAGTTACAGGTATTGTGGCATACCTTAACAATGCCGCAGCTTTAGACAATCTTGAACAATTGATGATCAGCATAATTGGCGCAATGCCATCCGGCTATGAAGTCGGCAATGTCAATCAACCACAACCATTGGAAGTCGGTGCAGGTAAGTACCTCACGGCCGATTTACAAGTAAGCACCTACTACACCAATTAAAGGAGAAAAAAAATGCCAACAACAATCATTACCGGCCGCGATGTGTCATTTACCTTGGACACAAAAAACTATGATGCACAAACAACATCGGCCACACTTTCATGTGACACAATCATCGAGACATACCAGACACTCGATGGCCGCGCTTATAAATCGATCGATAAACAATGGACTTTCACAATCGAGCTTTTGCAAGACTGGGGCGCATCAGGCGCAATTGGATCATTATTTGAATCAATGTGGTCAAATGCTGAAACAGCTGCAAACACAACTGTCGCGGTTTCTTTCACAGCTGTGACAGGTGCCGTTTTCACTTTCAATGTATTGCCAATTTTCCCAACAGCCGGTGGAGCTGCTCCAGGAGCACTTACCGACACATGGACATTGACAGTCGTTGGAACACCAACAGAGTCATTTAGTTAAACAAAGAATCGGGAGCAAAAATGAAACTAGCAATCACAATTGAATACACGGCCGGGGAGAGCGCGACCTATACCGCGCTCCCACCGGAGTGGATGAAGTGGGAACAAAAGACAGGCAACACAATTCAGCAAGTACAAGACAAGCTGGGCATTGCCGATCTATTGTTTTTGGCATATCACGCCATGAAGCGCGAGGCTGGCGGTAAGCCGGTTAAAGCATTTGAGGTGTGGTGTGAAACAGTCACCGACATCAACATGGGAGAGACTGATAGCCCAAAAGCTATCAATCCGGAAGCATAAATCGGCTCCTTTGGGAGTTAGCAATATCGACCGGATTGCCAAGATCGGAGTTTCAAACCGCTGAGGATGTTTTAACCGCATTTGAGATACTGGAGAAGCGCAATGGCAACTGATGCAATCACTTATGACAAGAGTGATTTGCGCGGCATCATCAAGGCTTTTAAGGCCATGGATGAAACAGCCGTTGCACAGGCCAAAGGTGTTTCAAATGGGTTGGCTACTTATTTGCAATCAAAAATCAAAAGCGAGGCTGGCAATCGGCCAAACAACGCAGCTAGTCGGATTGCCGATGGATCGCGTGTCAGCAAGTCATCAAAGATCGGTGAAATTTCATTTGGCTTTGTTTCGCAGAAATTTAGCGGTGGCGGTACAACTCAACAACTTTGGGGCGGTTATGAATTTGGCTCAAATAAGTTCAAACAATTCCCGGTTTGGTCTGGCCGTCAAGGTCGAGGATCACGCGGCTATTTTATTTACCCAACATTGAGAGCTGAGCAGCCTCACATTATTGCTCAATGGGAAACAGCATTTTCTAAGATTTTGAAGGAGTGGTGATGGCCGGTCAATCAAGAACACTCAAGCTTTCAATCCTTGGCGATATTGACCAGCTGAAAAAAAGCCTAGACACCGGCACCAAAGAGGTTCAATCTTTTGGATCAAAGCTTGGTGATTTTGGTAAAAAAGCCGGATTAGCATTTGCCGCAGCTGGAGCGGCTGCCGCTGTTTATGCTGGCAAATTGGCCGTTGATGGGGTCAAAGCCGCCATTGAGGATGCAGCCGCACAAGATCGATTGGCATTGACTTTAAAAAATGTCACAGGTGCCACCAACGCCCAGATTAAGAGCACAGAGGATTACATCACCAAAACATCATTGGCTTTTGGCGTAACCGATGATGAATTGCGACCATCGCTGGAGCGTTTAGCTCGTGCCACGGGCGATGTCGAAAAGGCTCAGAGATTGCAAGGCTTGGCCATTGATATTGCAGCCGGTAGCGGTAAATCGCTCGAAGCCGTCTCAAATGCTTTGGCAAAAGCTCAGGAAGGCAACACAGCAGCTTTGGGCAAATTGGGTGTTGGCCTAAGTGCTGCAACGCTTAAAACACTTTCGATGGATGAGATTACAAAAAAGCTTGCAGATACTTTTGAAAACCAAGCATCGGTCAAAGCTGAGACATTTCAAGGCAAGATGGATCGGCTCAAGATTGCATTTGATGAAGGCAAAGAAACAGTCGGATCATTTATTCTTGATGCGATCACACCAATGGTCACAATCTTTGTGGACAAGGTGATTCCAACACTTTCAAAAATGGCTGAAAACATTGGCACAAATCTTAAAGAGCCAATGAACGCGGTCAAAGATATTTTGACAAATTTTGTCATACCGGCTTTTAAAGCCTTGTACAGTTATCTCGCGGATTTTGTTGCGCCATTTTTTGCAAACATTTTTGGCCCAGCTTTAACGGGCTTAAAAAATGCCTTTAACACGATCAGCACAGCAATTTCAAACAATGAAGCTGATTTACAACCATTGTTCACTTTGTTCAAATCGGTTGCCACTTTTGTACGCGACAACATGGGGCCAGCAATTGGAACAGTTTTGCGCGTTGCATTTGAGGTTGTGGGAACAGCCATTGGTGCGGTAATTACTAGCGTTTCAAGGTTGGTTGGTTGGTTTGGTGATGTGATTGATAAGGTCAAAGAATTCATCAACCTTGTAAAAAACAATCCTTTGGTTCAAGGACTTGGCAGCGTGATTGATCGCATTTTTGGTGGCGGTCGCGCAGCTGGTGGCCCGGTAAATGCTGGCACGACATACCTTGTCGGTGAGCGTGGCCCAGAGTTATTTACGCCATCGGGCAGCGGCTCGATTATTCCAAATCATCGATTGGGCGGTGGCGGTGGTGGCATTAACATCACAGTCAATGGCGCACTCGATCCGGAAAGCGTTGCACGCCAAATCATTACAATTCTTAACAATTCGAGCTATCGAGGCACGCTTGGTGCTGGGGCTTTGGTATGAGCCTTTGGAATCCCGAATACCAGATTTTGATCGATGGGGTTGATTACAGCTCATCAACCATTGCAAATTTGGGCATTACATCCGGGCGCACATCAATCTATGAACAACCTGTGGCCGGATATTGCTCGGTCGAGCTGATCAATTTCGACAATACCGATTATCCGTTTACAGTAGGCACGGACATCTTGATTTCAATCAAAGATTCAACCGGCACATTTGTAAATTTGTTTGGCGGATTTATTTCAGACCTAGAGATTTCGGTGCAATCGGCTGGATCGGTCGGATACACCACAGCTGCACGAATTACGGCTTTGGGAGCTTTGGCGCGATTGGCCAGAGCAAATTGGGAGTCGGCTTTGGCTAAGGATTTTGATGGCGATCAGATATATGCAATTTTGTCAGATTTGCTGCTTAACAATTGGAACGAAGTTGCACCAGCTTTGCAATGGTATCAATATGATCCAACCACTACATGGGCAAATGCTGAAAATGTAGGCCTTGGCGAAATTGATCGGCCCGGACAATATGAAATGGTTGCACGAGCTGCCGATCCTGTTTCAAGCTATACGATAGCCTCACAAATTGCCGAGTCTGCATTGGGCTATATGTTTGAGGATTCATCAGGCCGCATTGGGTATGCCGATGCATTACATCGACAAACATATTTGCAAAACAACGGGTACACCACCATTTCGGCCAATACATCAATTGGCGTTGGTTTGAAGTCAGTCACCCGGTCAGGCGATGTTAGAAATTTTATTACCTTGAACTACAAAAATTCACAAATTGTGGAAAGCGATTTGGCCTCAATTTCGCAATATGGCAAATTTGCTGAAATTTTTGACACAAATTTGGAAAATGCTGGCGAAGCTTTGGCCGTTGCTCAAAGGCGTTTGCAGCTTAAAGCCTATCCACGAGCGTTTTTTGATTCGATCGAATTCCCGTTGGGATCACCGGAAATCGATGATTCTGACCGAGATGATTTGCTCAACATATTTATGGGCTTACCGCTGGAAATCACAGATTTACCGGTAAACATTGTAAATACAGTTTTTCAAGGCTATGTCGAAGGCTGGACATTTCGAGCCTCATACAATGCTTTGTCGATTACAATTAACGCATCACCAATTGAATTCTCCCAAGTGACACTCCGATGGAATCAGGTGTCTGCTTTGGAGTCTTGGAATACAATCAACCCAACACTTACATGGGAAAACGCGATCGGATCGGTGGCATAAATGGCAACTACAACTCCCAATTTTGGCTGGCCGGTGCCAACGAGCACCGATTTGGTCAAGGATGGCGCAACAGCAATCGAGGCTTTAGGCGATGGCGTAGATGCATCGCTTGTTGATCTCAAAGGCGGTACAACAGGACAGATTTTGGCTAAGGCCACAAATGCAGATATGGATTTTGTTTGGATTGCAAATGATCAAGGTGACATAACGGAAGTCGCTGTCACATCTCCATTGACAGTTTCGGCTGGCACGGGGCCGGTTGCTACTGTTGGAATTCTTAGCGGCACAACATCAAACCTTGGTGCGGTGCAACTTTCAACATCAACATCAAGCACATCAACCAGTTTGGCCGCAACACCTTCAGCGGTGAAATCTGCCTTTGATTTGGCATCAGCCGCCATACCAAAATTGTTGGCATTTAATGCGCAAACAGGCACGACCTACACTTTAATCGCAAGTGATGCTGATAAATTGGTTACAACATCAAATGCCGCAGCTGTAACTGTAACAATTCCTCCTAGCGTGTTTAGTACCGGACAACAAATAAATGTGCAAAGCATTGGTGTGGGTCTGACATCATTTGCTCAAGGTGCAGGAGTAACAATTACATCGACTGGTGCAACATCGACAGCACCAATTCTCAGAGCGCGTTATTCAGCAGCCACAATTATTTGCACCGCATCTAATACATTTACGGTAATTGGTGACTTAAGCTAATGAGCCCAATTTTAGGAATTGTCGCATCATCTAGGCGCGCGCTCGCTAACATTGATCTTCTAATTATTGCTGGTGGCGGCGGCGGTGGTGGTAATAATGGAAGCGGAATTATTGGCGGCGGTGGTGGCGCAGGTGGTTATAGATACTTCACCGGACAAAATACGGCCGTTGGTTCTTATTCAATAACCGTCGGCGGCGGTGGCGCAGGTGGTGCAACGGCTAATGGCACAAGCGGTACAAATTCATCTTATGCGGCAACATCTGCAACAGGTGGCGGCGGCGGTGGTATGGCGGCAAATCCGTCTCCCGGAAATAATGGTCTTAGTGGTGGTTCAGGTGGCGGTGCAGGTGGATCAGGTTCAACGCCTTATCCAACAGGCGGAGCTGGTAACGCAGGTTCTTATTCTCCCGTTGAAGGCTATGCGGGTGGTGCTGGTATTGGTGGCGGTTCTGGTAATGGCGGCGGTGGCGCAGGTGGACTTGGTGGAGCATCTGCAACCGTCGGTGGCGTTGGTGTAGCTAATTCAATTACAGGTACATCAATTACTTACGGCGAAGGCGGCTGGGGAAATGGTCGTTTTGGCAGCGGAACAATCCCAAGCACACCAACTGCTAATCGTGGTATTGGTGGCGATGGTGGCTGGAACGCCAACGGCGGTGCTGGCAGCGGCGGTATAGTAATTGTTCGTTACTTGACCGGAACGATGACAGCAACAGGTGGCACGACTTCAACATCTGGCTCATACACAATTCACACATTTACAGCTAATGGCACATTCCAAAGGACGGCATAAAATGGCATTCTGGGCGCAATTAGACAATGACAACAAAGTCATTCAGGTCACAATCGGTGATGAGGATTCAGCGGACAAAGGCTTGTCGTGGTTAATTGAAAACATCGGTGGGACATGGATTGAAACAACATTGGAAAACTATGCTGGGATAGGTTGGACATACATTGAGGATGTTGGCTTTTATCCTCCACAACCTTTTCAATCATGGAAATTAAATGGCTTAATGTGGGAGGCACCAGAGCCAAAGCCGGAAGGCGATTTTTATTGGGATGAAACACTTTTGACATGGGTTGAGCATGAAATTTCCTAATGGCACATTACCGCGTTTGATTCAGGTTGCACTTGCTGAGGTTGGTACAGCTGAAACTGGCAACAATGAGACAAAGTATGGAAAGCACATGAAGGCCGACAAGCTGCCATGGTGTGGATCATTTCTCAATTGGTGTGCTGATCAAGCTGGGGTTGATGTTCCCAATGTGGTCAGCACCCGGGCCGGAGCTGCCGCTTTTCAGAAAATGAAAAAATGGCACACCACACCAAAGATTGGTGATTTTGTGTTTTTTGATTTTATAGTCGATGACAAAACAACCATCAATCACATTGGTTTGGTAATCCGAGTTTCGGAGAAACAGATTGTTACAATCGAAGGCAACACATCAGGCGGTGGCGATCAACGCAATGGCGGCGAAGTCATGGTCAAATCAAGAAATTTGGGAGCAAGGTCATTTGTTGTCGGTTACGGCCGACCAGCTTATGAGCCATTTTCCGGTGATTTGCCGGATCGACCAAAAGGAGAAAAATAATGGAGCAATTTAAAGCAGCCGCGGCATCATGGATGCGTAGCGCGGTGGCAGGATGTTTGGCCGTTTACATGACCGGAAACACCAATCCAAAGGATTTGGCCATGGGCTTAATCGCTGGAATTGTGCCGGTTTTGGCTCGTTGGGCAAATCCTAACGATCACGCTTTAGGCATCAAAAAGTGAGTGTGGGCGAGTGGACGGCTGTTGGTGGACTTGTAATCACAACATTGGCAGCTGTCTATTCGTCAATGAGAATTATCATCAAAGCTGTGATGAGCGAATTGTCACCGAATTCCGGTTCGAGTTTGAAGGATCAAGTCTCACGGATCGAGGCTCGTTTGGATTATCTGTACACACAGCTCATTGAGGAAAAGAAGTAGCGACACGCCGCCATTTGAGCGTGATTGTTGAGTTTGTCGGTTTTGCCTGTCACTCTTTATTTCGGGAGCTGATTCGCGGCTCCCAGAATCGGGAGCAATACAATGAACGAAATCTCAATTGTGATCATGTGTTTGATCGCTGGGGCTTTATGGGCCGTCATGGCCTATTCGGTTGGTTTTAAGGAAGGCGAGCGACAAGGCTATACAAGAGGCCGAGCCGTTGCACGCCATGCTGTATCAGCTGATCGGAAGGTCAAATGATGGCCTCTTTCATGGATGGGTACGAAGGCAACAAAGAGCGCACGGATCGCTGGATTGCCACATTTCCACAAGGTAGGTTGGAATCGCACATCATTGAATTCAATGCCGAAAAAGGTTATGTGCTGGTACAAGCAAAAGCATTTCGCAATCAAACCGAAATTGATCCAGCTGGCATTGATTATGCGTACGGCTATCTTGCAGCTTATCCAGACAAAATGAAACGCTGGATGATCGAGGACACTTGCACATCAGCTTTGATGCGCGTGATGGCTTTGGTTATGGGCAATACAGAAAAGGCTACGAAAGAAGTCATGGCATTGATTAAGACCGAAACACCGGCAGCCGATTATGACTATTGGGCAACCAAACATGGCGATGTGCCAAGCTATCAAACAGCTGCCGAAGCTGAGGAAGCTGGCACACCATCATTTGGATCATCACAGGATTCTGTGTGGAAAGCAGATGCAATCCCATCATGCCATCATGGTGAGATGCGTTGGAATCAAAGCAAGCCAGATGCACCAAAATCATGGGGCGGCTATTTTTGCAACGAAAAGGTCAAAGAAAATCAATGCACGCCGCGTTGGTATGTCTTGCGATCAACAGGAAAATGGGAGCCACAAGTATGAGCGACTTTGTGGAAATAATCTATCCTCAAGAGATGAAAGCGCGATTGATGTGCAATGGTGAAATCATTGAGGAATACAAAATTGAGCAATGCGACAAATGCTCACAGCTGAGGCGATTGGATCATTTTGGCTATCAAAAAGGCTATGACAAGCAAGACAAAATCATTTGGTTTTGTGGTGATTGCCGATGATAGATCGCATCGAGGAAGTGCAATGCATGATTGCAGCTATACAACATTGCCATGATCGATCAGCTGATCACAGCTCACGCATTGTCAAAGACATTTCATGGTTTGCCTATGTTGCCCAAATGGGCGAATCAATGGCCGCTGAATATTTTGTAGCTAAGCGATTGGGTTATGAGTACACACCCGGCATCACATGGGATAAGTCAAAGGCTGATGTGGGCGATCACATCGAAGTCAAATGGTCAGCCAATCCAGCATCGAATTTGTGGATTCAGGAATCAGACCGACATGATCGTGACATTGCCGTATTAGTTACAGGCAGCTCACCAAAAATGCACATTGTTGGCTGGATTCCGGTTGTTGTGGCCAAGAAACCACGCTACCGAAACGCATCGCAAAACAATTGGTCGGTGCCACAAATCAATTTACAACCCATTGACACTTTAGCAAGGAGCAATTATGCACATCCTTCAATTTGATTGTTCGATATGTTCAAAGCTGTACGGAAAGCCAAAGCAACGCCATGGCCTTAAAAAAGGTGCTGAATTAACAGAGCATGAGTGGTTTGCGCAATGCATGAGCTGTGGCACATTTGGAATCAAAATCGTTGATGATGCAAGAATCGGAGAGCTAAGCCAATGACTATCAACCCAAAGGACATCCACATTGCAACCGATGGAAAGATTTACAGTTTCAGCGGATTTGGTGGCGTTATGAATTGCAGCGATTGCGACAATGACACCATGGTCAATGAGTACGATCGTCAAGATGATGGAGCTGTTGTATGGTTTTGCAAGCGTTGTGAGGATAGGTTACATCTATGAAGTTATCCACAGGCTTTGTCCACAGGTGTGTGAAACCTGTTGGAATCGCCCAAGATTACGCTCGGTATTTGACAGCGTTGGTACGCTCCAGACTCGCAGACGAGCCGGTGTGCCGGATAGCTCGGGCGCGATGTATGGTGCTATTGGCCGTGCTATGTATTGTTGGCACAACACCGGCAACAGCTGCAAAAGAAGTTAAACCATCAATTGATTCATTGAAGCTATATGCACACTCAAGGATTGTGAATTACAAAGAATTCCAATGCTTTAACACATTGATCACAAAGGAAAGCAATTGGCGTGTTGAAGCAATCAATCCCAATGGTAATCACTTTGGCTTAGGTCAAATGCGGAATACAAAGTATCGAAACCTTGATGGCTTTCGCATGATTGATTGGACACTCAGATACATCGATCACCGGTATCAAGGCTCAAGCTGCAAAGCCTTTGCTCATTGGAAAAAACATGGGTGGCATTGATGTCAAGAAACTGGAAAGGTGGCAGCACAGCTAGATGGCGTAAGATCAGAGAAGCTGTATTGAAGCGTGATGGATGCTGCCAGATATGTGGCCAAACGGAAGGCCAAATGCACATTGATCATGTGATTCCAAAGCGATTGAACGGGAGCGATGAATTGTGGAATTTAAGGCAATTGTGTCAAAAATGTAATTTGGTCAAAGGTGGTCGTTTTTTTGAAACGGACAAGACAC